TGAACAACAAAAACAAAATGAGTAACAAGCACGTGTTAATGTTCCTTGCGGGGGCGGTCATCATTCTGCTGCTCTTCAGGATGAAACCCTGTGGGAAGACGGAGGGGTTTTCTTCTGCAAGCAAGGACGGGAAACTGGTCATGTTCTACGCCGACTGGTGTGGCCATTGCAAGGCCGTCAAACCAACGTTCACGGCGCTTACGTCGAAGCACGGTGGTAAATACGACATGCAGGACTGTTCCTCCCCAGAAGAGGCGAAACGCTACGATGTGAAAAGCTTCCCAACCTTCCGATACTTTCCCAACCCTAGGGAGCCTCACACCAGTGCCAACTATGAGACGTACACCGGTGGGAGGACCATGGATGCACTCTCCAGCTTCATGAAGGTCAGTGTGTAACTTCCAAAAATAATTATATTTTGTACATACATAAATACATAAATATGGAAGCGCAGTATATTTATATGATCGTGTTTGTTATTGGGTTCGCCTTTTCGATGATTCTTCAGCCCAGGTTCCTGCTAACCCTACTGAAGAAGGAGGGCGACGAGAAGGAGAACAAAGAACTAGAGTGCCACGGGGTTCAGTGGACCACTAGGGCGGTGCACGGTGTGATCGCAGCGGTGCTAATCACGGCGACGGTGGCAGTGGCCGACCGCATGCTTGTGAACGATGCCGTGATCAGGACACAAAAACTTGCAAGGGTGCAAAGGCAGCCATATTAGTCCGAGTCCTCTGCATCGTCCTCCACATCCGAGTGTAAAACCGGCTTTCTGTCGGGCCTGTCGGCCCCACCGCCGTACGTTATTTCCCTTTCCTCGTCCTTCTCTTCTTCTTCATTCTCTTGGGCTTCGTCACCATCACTGCCTAGTGGGTTGGAGACGTCCAGTCCGATCGCAGTATCGTCGTCCTGCTTGTCGTAGACCCGCAAGAAGTTTTCGTACGGGAAGGACTTCTCTACACATCGGTCGATGGATTTGAATATTTGTCTGTATATAGACTCCACGTTCTGCTCGTGTTGTTCGGGATCCACATCGACGGAATAGACCGATGGGTGTCGGTACATTGTTTTGGCGGTATCCAACACCACGTCGTATATAAAGTCCTTTATGGCAGGTATCCTCAGTTGAATGTCCTGTTCGTTTTCATAACTGGACAATATCTTGGCGTTTAGGAAGAATATGGCCTTTAAGCACTGGTTTATGAAACGTGGGCCACAGTGTTTCTCTACGGTATCCACCGCCTCCTGTATCTGGGTCATGTTCCAATTTTGAACGTCTTTGACCATTGTCTGGAATCCAACCAATGTCTCCCCACCTTTCAGCTGCTGTGCACGGGTATACATTGACTGGAAGATATCGTACACCACGTCCGCCATTTTGTTGTGCAACAGCGCGTTGTATTGAGCTTTTGCATCGAAGAGGGCGTTCATTTGTGATGGTGGCAGATGTTTTTTTTCACAACTTAACGATTAAAGATGGCCTTCACGTTGTACAATCCCACGTGTAAGTGTTTTTTGGGTCTCAGCTTTCAGGTACGCACAAACAGTCACCGTTTGGACCAGCCCAGTTATGTGAAGCCCGCTGCACTAGTGTTCGATAACAGGGAGAATGCGCGGGTCTTCGAATCCAAATATGTGGGGTATTTCAACAATTCTAGGCTTGTTCCCGACGTTTCCAACCCTCTGCAGGGGTTTCAAATCGTATTGAGTGAAAAGCGTCCAGTCCAATGCGACTTCGAGGTGTATGCAATGGAGAACTTCACCAACGACACGTTGGTGCGCTATTGTGCCACATCCTACTTGGACTTTCTCTACGTTCACTCCTATAGAGAAGGCACAGAGTTGACGTTGAACTGCATGTTACTAGATCCCATAAATAGGAATGTAAATGACGCATCGGAACACAGGGAGCTGATCGTGGATCATCTCGAACACCTGCTTTAAAAAAATCGTATAAGAATGAGGCAGATGAGCAACATTGCCGCAATGTGGGTGGTGTTCAACCGGTTTATCCCATCCCTTCGGTGTACGCGCTCGGTCTCGTCTTCGGGCCTGGTGTCCGTCTCGGAATGTATAAACCTGATTCGCCTGGTCATGCCGGACTGGGTTGCCACCGGGCGCAAGAAAAGCCCACTCTCGCCTCCGCCATCTTTTGGTAGCACCTCTTTGTCAAAAAGCTCGATGGGGATTTCAGCCATAACTTAACCACATAAAATTAATCAACTAGGTGTATTTGATGAAGAGAGCACCCAGGATGACGGCGATTATAAGTGCGAGCATCATCCAGTTCTCCTTTAGCATTTTGATCAGATCGAAGGACTTAGAGTTCGGTTTGTTGGTGCTGTTCTGTTGAGGCATTGTTGTATATATTCGTACAATAAAAAAAAATCCATTGAATCTGTATGGAGAAGTATTACCCAATAGTCGTGCCACTAATTCTTAGTTCCGTGGTACAGCTGATGTGTCAGAGAGATGGGCCGGTGTATAGCAACAGTGTACACTTCCAGCCGCCCGGTTATGTCTTTGGTATCGTCTGGACGGGTCTGTACATTCTCTTAGGCTTTTATCTGAAAGCCTTGTTGGAAAGTCCCAACAGCTTGTTACTGATATTGTACGGTCTCAATATGGTGGTCAATTTGGCGTGGATGCCGGTTGTCAACAACTATGGCAAACTCAAGTTGGGTATATTCATGATAGCCGCCATGTTCTGCACAACCCTCGCAATGTCGCTCCTAGATAGCCAACCGCATCGGCGGGTCCTTCTCGCTCCGTATTTGACGTGGCTCATTGTGGCGATGCTACTCAACGTCGAACTGTCCCGTTGAGGGGTATATCCTCCCCTATAGGGATAACGATCATGTCAGAGTCATTGATCACACAGTACACGCATAGCTCCCTCTTGGCCAGGTGCTTGAGGATGGACTCCTTGATTGGGACGGTGGCTTGCAACTCCTCCACCCCCACGTATACGTCCGGGTCCAACCCATCCCGCAGGTGCAGAACAACGGGCTCTTCGTAAAAGGTTGTGCTGGTTAGGTCATACAGCACCTCTTGAACACGCCTCATGCCGTCCTCCACGTCAGATCGTCTGACAAGTGTATCCATTCGTGTGGTGTTCATTTTATAAATACCATCGCAACGTGCAAGAAGGAGGCCGCCCGCTCTTGATCCGTCATGGAGACCTTGTTTTGCCGGTAAAACGTTTCGAAATCTATCACGTTGATCTGATCAAAATACTCAGTAGTTTGGTTGGTTAAGAAGGTAGAGAAGCACAAATGTTCTTTCGATATGCCCCCGATTGAGTGGAAATATATGCTGTCCGCCATAGAGACTTCGATCTCACTGGGGGACACCATCTTGATCTGCAGACATTCGTTGTTTTTGTACGCAAACACTCGCTTGGCTTCCAGAAAGGTGGCAACGAGGGTGCCGCCAGGTCTTAGGACGCGGTGTAGCTCCTTGATGGTTTCCCCCTGTTGCTCCCGTGGGTAGTAGTGCACTGCGAAGTGAAAAGTTATTATGTCGAAACAGTTCTCTGGTAGGCTTCTTACGAAATCGAGGGGGTTGGGGTCGTGCACGAAGTGGTACATGCGGTGCCCATGCGCTCGCTTGCGCGCCTCCTCCACGGCGCTCAGACTGGGGTCCACACCCACTGCACATTGTATGCGCGCGTGAACCCATTTCTTGATGTCCCCGCCGAAGCCGCATCCAAAGTCCAGCACAGCGAGGTCACTCTTGCCCCTCGCCGCCTGGTTCAACAGTTGAGACTTCACGCAGTTGTGAAATGTTCTGAGACTCATTTGGATACCCGGGTATCTTTGTTCTTAAGAACTCCAGTTCCCCCATTTCCGTGTTGCTTTGCTTAAAGTTGACCACATAAGCTTCGTCCACGTGTACGCCCGTCGCCTCCAAAAGTCGTACGTACTTTGTGACCTGTTGGTGGACGGTATAGCTAACAGGCCCTGTAAGGACCTTGAGCTCGATCAGGACTCTTCGCTTGTTGGCCACGTCGTAACACAAGATATCTATGCGACAGCTACCCAACGTGTATGTGTGGTTGCATTCGTACAGTATAGGCACATGCTTCTCGATTTCGACTTCCCGGTAGTCCGGGGACTCGTGCAGCTCTGTAATCAACGCCTTTTGGTACACGCATTCGGAGTGTCCAGGACCTAATGTTTGAAAGACTCGTTCGCACAATTTGGACAGCATTTTTTCGGTTTATAATGTTATCTAACAGTATGGCCCAAATGGACCCAAAGATTAAATCTGCTTTTCTATACACCGCATCCAAGATACGCGTGGACGAGATCCGGCTGAAGATACAGGAATCAGGAGCAACCTCTGTTCTGTCCCTAATCAATATGATTTCGAGACTGGTGACAAAAGAAGTCAACAAACTTTTTAAATTAACTCGAGACCAACGTAACGAGTTGCTCATACACGTCTTGACGGACATAGCGAAGGGGGCAGATGGACTGTTTGGTACTGAAGATGATATCATAAGCGCCGAAACCCTAGAGGAACTCAAAGTGGTGCTGAACACCTCTTTTCTTCAACACGTGTTGACACTGGTTGACGACATCAACAAGGGCAAGTGCTACACGGCTGTGAAAAGATTGCCACTGTGCTGTTACAGTCTCGTGTAGTGGTTCTTTACAAAACGGTATATGTGTACGTTTCCTGTCTCCTCTATCTCTTTCATCAGGTCGTTGTACATACGTATGTTGTGCGCCACGTCTACATGTTCCAGCAGTCTCCTAACTTTGTACTCGTCGCTGTATACACCAGTCATTATTTTGTACATGTCCCTAAGCCTGATAAAATCCAGGAGGACCCACGAGAGGGAGTCGTCGCTCATTCTCTGTGAAACTGTAAAGCGTTCATTTAGCTCCCTCAACACATGGTTTTTGAAATATTGCATCCATATCTGCTGCAAAACATCGTTCGGTAGCATTATGGGAGTAAAATATTTTATAAACTCCTCGTTTGCAAATAATCCTCATACAACGCTTACACGGGAGACTGTTGCCAAAGGAGTTGTCGGCTTTGAGCCGGATCACCACCATTGTTGACCCCCTAACATCTTTGTCCCGAACATCCCGTAACGCCGACTCCTCTGCGTGCTCACTTGGCCTGCCTCTGAAGCTGTCCCTGTTGTACCCCGTAGATATGACCTTCCCATTCTTCATCAAAACACACCCATGGTGGAACTTGCTATGGGCGGATTTTTTGGCCTGCTCACACGCAATCTTGACAGATTTGGCCCGGTTCTTCATACATTTTCAAAAGTCGAGAAATATACCTTTTAACCTATCCTCCTTTCCACCTGTTGTTACAGTTCATGCAGGTCACGAACACTGTCATTGGTTCATCTGCACAACGTGTCTGCATCTCGTAATACGTGGTTTTGCGGGACTGGCATCTACGACACTTGAACGCCCCATCGGGGATGCTATCCACCAACTCCTTGTGTGACAAGACAGGTTCGTGTGCGACACTCTCCCCCCTAAGCTCATCCGGGGTCATTTCCACCAATGTTCGATAGGTCGTACGTCTGTTCGATACATCTTCTAACAGCTTGTTATACTTTGCCAAATTGTAACGTAAACTACGCACTTTGGCAAAGTATAAAAAACGAAACTGCTTCACGTTCCAGTTGCGGGGTATGTGCCTCTGATCAACCAAGCGTATCGTGTTGTTAAAAATGTGCTTTTCCAGTTGCACACCCTGCTCTTCCGACGACAGCAACTCCGAAAACAACGTAGCGGCCCCCGAACGCACCTCATGCCGGTTGGTTGGGTCGGACCAGTAACGTCTCATCGGTACCCCTCGTCGAGCAATACTTCTTAAACTCGTCCTCCGTCATCGGTTTCCCACATTCAGCGGTCACATTAGAAAAGTCGATTTGTCTTAGGTAGTCCTCGGACACTGCTGACAGTGGGATCTTCAAGCTGGTCTGCTCTCCATCCGAGTCGTAGCCGTTGGCCCACTTGTTCCAGTGGTTGTAGTTGGTACCCATTTCTTCCCTATGCTGTATCGATTGTTTTTAAGTTTTACTTTTTCTGAAATCTCTTAGGCAGAAGTTTCAAAAGTTTGTCCAAACGGTTGACTATCTTTTTAAGCGTCTTTTCGGGAAGCGCTGTAAGACCGGACTTGGCCTTGGGCTTGGGCTTGGGCTTGGCGTGTTTGACATTGGCATTGGCGTGTTTGGCATTGGCGTGCTTAGTAGTCTTGATCATTGTATACGTAACGTCATAGAAAATAAAAAATTGAGGATTGGGTAATGTTGGTACATATATTGGGAGTTGCCCATTCTATCACCGCAGTTTCGCCCAAGTTTCATCCCAACCCTACTGACGCTTTCGCCACCCTTACTAGCTACTTGGCCAAGCTGCTTCACAGGGCCGGCTACACGGTGTACGTGTACGCGGTGGAGGGTTCCGAAGTGGAGGAATGTACCGAGGTAGTCCCTGTAGTTAGTGCCTCCACCTACCACAAAGTGTACGGGGAACGTGACGACAGGCTGGTCAACTCGTACTCGGACAGTGAAAACGAGGCCTGGTCCGAGTTCACTACCAACGCCATAGCGGAAGTGCTGAAGCGCAGAAGGGGGAGGGACGATATCGTATGTGCCATGCTAGGGTGGGCACACGAACCCACAACCACGGCACTCAAACATTGCCTTCCCGCCATAGTGGAACCCACTATTGGACATCCCGGGAGCTACTCGGATTTTCGGGTGTTCTGCTCGTACGCGTGGTTCTACTCGGAGTGTGCCAGGCAGGGGGACACTCACCCTAGTGATTATTACTGTGTCATCCCACACTTCCTGGACAAGGACCACTACCCACCCAAGGCGACCTCGCCCATCGAACCGTATGCCGTTTACGTCGGACGCGTGCAGTTCGACAAGGGGCTGTCGGCAGCGGTGGAGTGCACCCGTGTTATGAAAATCAAGTTGGTGGTTGTGGGGAACGGGCACCTACCCGAAGCCGCACCCGGTTGCGACCTGTCCCACGTGCAGTGCGTCGGCGTTCTGCCCCTGGTTCCCAAGAGAGAGTTGCTTGCCGGGGCTTGTTGCTGCTTCGCACTGTCCAGGTACTGCGAACCATGGAGCCTGGCCGCTTTGGAGGCCCAGTTCTGCGGCACACCAGTGCTGTGCAGTAAGTTCGGAGGGTTCACAGAGTTTGTGGTCCACGGGAAAACGGGGTTTCATTGCGACACTCTAGGAACCGTGTGTCATTACTTCGCTCAGTGCACCGCCCTCAACAGGGAAGAGATACGTAGGCATGCCACCCAACGCTACAGCATCGAAGCCGTGTCCCCCATGTTCCTGCAGTACTTCGATCGGGTGAGGAACTACGCGATGGGCCATTGGGACTGGTACTCCCTAGAGGATCGCAACACACCAGGACTACGTCTTCTACCGCCGCCGCCGCGGGGAACGGGCAGCTGGAGTTGACCGACGGGTTCGTACGAAAGGGCGCAACGAACTCACCTTTTTGCCCATCATAGTCACCCCCACGATGGCTTGGATGGCTTTGGATTCCCGCAACTCTTCTTCCATTTTCTGAATTTTATTTGTGTTTTTGACTTTTTTACTTCTTTCTGCCTTCAAGTCGTCTTGTTGCTTCTTTACAACCCATTTCATCATTTTGGCACTTAGGTTGAAAAAGAAAACGTTCTTGTTCTTGTCCATTTGTACGTATGTCCACCAAAAGAAATCCAGGGGGTGATTTTTGCAAACCACTGGGACTGGTACTCCCTAGAGGATCGCAACACACCAGGACTACGTCTCCTCACGTCAACGTGAGAAATTATATACATATACCGTATGACTTTCAAGTTGTGCGAACACGTTCACAATCACCAGCTCTGTGCCAAGTACGTTTATGCGGACCAAGAGTTTTGCGAAGAGCACGTGTTTATGCGTGATAGTAATACCACCTGGTGTGGTTTCCCGTGGTTACTGTGACATATTCCTCCGTAACCGTTATCCTCATTGGAATAGCATTCTTTTAATCTTTGCAAACAGGACGTACACCGACTTTAGGGCCATGACCAACACAAGCGACAGGATAGTGAACGGGGCATTCGCACCACTCACGCGCACACTGGTGTGTCTTTTGAATTGCTTCAATGGCTTCGACTCTTCAAGTGCAAGAAAGGCTTCCTCAGACAAAATATCGTGACCGGAGGTGCACAGGTGGAACCCGTCGTATTCCCACTTGTCTGTAAGCTCGTGTTTTTTACATTTACAAATCAACCCCTCGTCATGGTAGGTTATGGATATGTTGTTGTACTGGGATTGGAAACGAAGAAGCGCGTCTATCAATTGGTTGTTCACAATCTCTGTGACCATATCTATAGTCCCACTATAACCCAAAGGTGAAGTTGCCAACATCACGTACTTGCAAAGCGGCATCGATGACGACATCGTGCTGGACGATACCAAAAAGTTGCGCGCCCCATGTTGGGTCACTAGGTCGGTCAACAGGTTCACAATGCCCTCGCTTACTTGCAAACCAGCGGCTGTGTAGAACAGGGGCTGGCCACCCAGCTGTAGGATCAGACAATCAAGAATGTGTTTCTCGGGATTTCTGCGCACAAATCTTAACAGGTCGTTACCACCGCAATGAATGATGAACAAGGTAGAGGCGTCCACCTTGTCCACTTCTGACAACTGCCCCTCCCTACAATCGTTGATGGTGGCGCCTGACCTAGCCAGATTGGACACGTTGTACCAACCTTGCTTCTTGGCAAGCTTAAATGCCCACGTATCACTCCCATACACCCAAGAGTCTCCTAGTATCACGGCGTCCATCCTAATTATTATATGTCCCAGTATTATCTTATGATTTATGCGATATTCCCCTACACCGTTTTGATCGTCGTTGCAGTTATAGCAATCACCGCTGGGTTCACCGAGGCGTACCATTATTTGAAATAATCACTTGCTCTTTCTCACGACTACCCCGGCATTTTTCGACGCTATGGCACGCAAATCACCGTCCTTACCCTCCTCCGTGTAATCCTCGTCGTGCTTGGGGTTGTATTTCTTGCGATGGTGAAGCCAATACGAATTGCTGCCGATTCGCCATCCCTTTGATCTCACCTTCGCCCTGTACCAGTGCAGAACGTCGCATATCTCCGTCGATCGACTCGTGTTGTCAATCACCATGCACTCGTAGTTGTTGGTCGTGTTGTCAAGTATGTGGCAAAACATCTTGAAATCAGGCACTATGCCCGCAAAATACGTGTAGATCTTTTGCCTCTGTGACAACACGGGCTCCCTCAAGACGAAAGTGTAGTCTATGTTCGCACGGATACTCGGAGGGATCTCCATCAGGTACTGACAGGTGGCCATGAAGAAGATGTTGAAATGCCGACCGTTGAAAAACACCTTGCGTATCACCTCACTCTTCCACACGGACTTGTCATACATGCAGTCGTCCAGTATGATAAACACTTTCGAGTCTATCATCTGACTCGTCTCGCCCTTGTCGATCTTGTTCTGGTTGTGGTTGGTCAGCTTTTTCTGACGGACGAAAACGCGCTCCAGGATCTCGGGTTTGTATTCTCCGTATATGAATGTGTCAGGAACGATATCCTTGAACGTGTGGTTGGACTCCTCCGTCCCCGAGATGACCACACCGCACGGCATAAAGCGCTTGTTGTACATGATGTCAAGTGTTATCGTCGTCTTTCCAGTCCTGCGCTTTCCCAGTAAAATACACGTCGCGTTGTCTGGCATTCCCGACGGCTTGAACTTTTTCAGGTTCAGGTTCAACGTCATTTACTTTACGATTTGAATTTATTTACCCCTGTGTGACTCACTTCATCGTCATCATCAGCATCAGGATGACCACGGCCACCAAACAACCCGCCGCAATGTATGTCCACATCTGCTTGACACAAAAGAATTTGTCCTTGCACTTCCACGGCTCCGGGGTTCCACAGTCACTGTCCATCAACGGCGCACATGTGCTGCACTCCTCACAAGCCTCGAAGATGTCGCGCCATTCAGACACCGTGGTAGTGGCGTCTGTACCGAGCAATGTTTCATTGTTTGCGGTCGTAGAATGTGCAGTTTTGAATTCACCCATAATCTCGTCACAGTACGCTACGAACAGCGGCGTCTGACTTTTCAACAACCCCCACAGTGGGAGGTCGGCTGCGTCGACGTATACACTATTAGTTGCATCCACCTTATCTGTGGCTTGATCGGCCCCCTTAATAATTTCCAACATATTTTCCACTTGCTCCTTGAAAAAGTCGGCTCCATCGTCTAAGTCATCATACATGGAGTTGAGTTCACTCTGAACAAGGGTTCGGGAACCTGTGACTGTGACACCATCTGTTGCGTGAGCAAAAGATAAAGCAGTTCCGCCGGTTCCGATTTCCCAAATTTTGAGGTAGTTGGCACCAAAGGAAGACATTGTGTTATATCGTTCACAAATATATTTTTTTTGGGAATGCTACACGTATACTATGTTTGTGATCAAGCGCAGCGGCAGACATCAGAGCATGCGCTTCGACAACGTGACGAAGCGTCTTGTGTCGCTGATGGACATACCCCCAAGGCTTGCCAACGTGGACCCGTGCGAGATCACCCAGCACATTTGTGCCTCGATGAACGACGGTATGACAACCCGTGAGGTGGACGAGTTGTGCATCACTCTGTGTGCGGACAAGAGCAACAGCCACCCAGACTTTTCGACGCTGGCCACAAGGTTGCTGCTGTCCAACCTGCACAAGGAGCGGGGTGGCAGGACATTCAGCGACGTGTACCTGTCGTCCGGTCGCTGCCACCCGGAGACGGCGGCGTACGTCCGCGCCAACAGTGTGGACCTGGACAGCATGATTGATTACGACCGCGATTACCACCTGAAATATTTCGGCATCCGCACACTGCAGAACGGGTACCTCCAACCGGGTGAGTTGCCACAGGATCTGTTCATGCGGGTTTCTGTGTTTCTCCACCAGCCCAACCTGGAAGACGTGAGAGAGTGTTACAACACCTTCAGTAGGCTTCTGGCAACCCAGGCCACCCCCACACTGTTCAACGCGGGCACCGACCGCCCGCAGCTTGCGTCGTGTTTCCTGACGTGCGTTTCGGACGACTCCGTGGACGGCATATTCGACACGGTGAAGCGGTGTGCCCACATCTCCAAGTACGCGGGGGGGTTGGGGATCAGCATAACGAACGTGCGTGGCCGGGGTTCGCCGATATACGGTACGAACGGGTTCTCGGACGGTGTGGTCCCCATGCTGAAGACGTTCGAGAGCACGGCCAAGTACATCAACCAGGGTGGTAAGCGGAAGGGCAGTTTCGCCACGTACATGGAGCCGTGGCACACGGACATTATGGACTGGGTGCGTCTGAGGCGTAACGACGGGTTGGAGGACATGCGGTGTAGGGAGTTGTTTTTCGGTCTTTGGATACCCGACATATTCATGCGACGTGTGAAGAGCGACGGCATGTGGACGCTGTTTTGCCCTAAGAAGCACCCGCAACTGTTGGACCTGTACGGCGTTGCCTTCGACTTGGAGTACGAGCGTCTGGAGGCCGGTGCCGAGAACCGCCTGAGGGCGAGGGACTTGTGGATGGAGATCATGGAGACCCAGGCCACGACGGGTATGCCCTACATGTGCTACAAGGATGCCTCCAACCGTAAGTCCAACCAGAAGAACTTGGGCACAATTCGCTGCTCCAACCTGTGCACGGAGATAATGCAGTATTCCGGTCCTGACGAGACTGCGGTGTGTAACCTGGCGAGCCTCTCGTTGTCGGCGATGGTTCGCAACGGCTCCTTCGACTTCGGCCTGTTGGGGAACACAACGCGCACCTTGGTTCGTACCCTGAACCAGACTATCGACCGAGGGTTCTACCCCACCGAATGTGCGAGGCGGTCGAACACGTCCCACCGCCCGATTGGCATTGGGGTTCAGGGATTGGCGAACGTGTTCATGAAGCTTCGGATGCCGTTTGACTCCGAGGAGGCGTCGTCCCTAAACCGTCGCATTTTCGAAAGGATCTACCTGTCCGCGGTGAGGGAGAGCGCCGACCTCGCCAGGAGGTTCGGGCCGTACTCATCGTACGACGGAAGTCCGGCGTCGCAGGGTACCCTAAGTCACGATCTGTGGGGCAAGACGGACCAGGAGACGTTTTCGGATTGGGGGGATGCGCGCGCGGAGGTGGCGCAGTACGGGTTGAGGAACTCTTTGCTGGTGGCTCCGATGCCTACGGCGAGCACAGCTCAAATATTGGGGAACTACGAAGCGTTCGAGCCGCTGGGCAGCAACATGTACACTCGCCGTGTACTGTCGGGGGAGTACCACGTGGTGAACGAACTGTTGATAAAGGACCTGGAGAAGTTGGGGTTGTGGGATGCGAATATGAAGGACGAGTTGATAAGGCACGGTGGTTCGGTTCAGGATATAGCATCCATACCCACCGAATTGAGGGAGCTGTACAAGACGGCGTACGAGATCCGCCCGCGTGTTCTCATACAGATGGCCGCCGATCGGGCAATATGGGTGGATCAGTCCCAGTCTTTGAACATCTTCTTGGAGAAGCCAACGTCCAAGGTGTTGTCAGCGGTGGCAATGCTCGGGTGGGAGCTGGGGTTGAAGACGGGGTCGTACTACATCCGGAGCAAACCTGCCGCGCAGCCCCAGAAGGTGTCCCTCCCGGTGGAGTGTTTGGCGTGTTCAGCCTGAACATATATTATTCTTGCCGAGTTCAATGGAGGTGAAGAGGTACCATGGTAACAGGAGTGCCACATTTGTGGTCCACAACGTTGGGTTATGTCGTATATCCCAACATTTGACCAATGGTCGGGTATGGGAGCCTGGGGTGCACGATGTGTTTCAGAGATATTTGGACCGTTCCAGTGTCGTGATAGAGGGCGGTAGCCATATTGGTGCACACACGATAAAGCTTGGGATGATGGCGAGCCACGTATATGCATTCGAACCGATGCCGGACAGTTGCGAGCTGTTGAGGACTAACGTCAGGGTGAACGGTTTGAGGAATGTGACTATTATAGACAGGGCACTGTCCGATGTTGCAAGAGGGAACATAAAGCTGAATTGGAATCTCACAGTGGTCGAGGGCCCGTGGGGCGATGTGGAGGATGACTATGAGGTACCATTTACGACGATTGACAACCTGAACCTTCCTAAGGTGGACCTCATAAAGTTGGACATCGAGGGGTATGAAACGCGGGCCCTCCGTGGTGCCAAACGGACGATTTTGAAGTACAGGCCTGTAATCATGTTGGGGTGCAGTTGTCCCGAGTTGGAAAGGATGGGTTACCACCAGTGTAGGGACAAACGTGGTATATATGTACCAATGGGTAAATTTTGATAACAATTTTTTTTGTAACAAATTTTAAAAAATGATCAAAACTGACCAACCAGGGCGTATAGTAGCGATCGTGTTGCTGGCTCCATATCTCCTCAGGTTGGGCACCAAGTACGAGGACACATCATTGAAGCTGCTAGCGTTGGGGTTTGTGGTGTACGAGTTGTTTTGGGTGTTGTGCTCGAAGTGTGTGTGCATGGTTTAGTTATTTTTTGCGCAGTGAAGATACGAAAACTTCCCATTGTTGGTTATTGTTGCGCCTCGTTTTGGGTAAAAACTTTTTCAAAAACGCTTTGTCCTTGGCATATATTGTTCTTATACACTCTTGGATTAGTTGCGGCAATTCTGTAGCCACAAGTTTCTCATTTAAGTTTGCATCCATGATATATACGTTCTATTTTTTTTCACGCACGCATATCCCTACATACTTTCCGAGCCGCCAGATGAAGTTGCCCCATGGGTTCTCTGAACCACACACAGGAGGCGGGTTGGGCGTAAGGAAAGTCTTCGGACCTCTGTCTATTGACCTGGGTCTGCAGTCGGACGGTCCAAACGAAACGTCTGTTCATCTTTTTCAGCTCAGCTATGTGTTCCTTATCTTTCATAAGAACCCCTCCCTCTTTGTTGATCTTCTCGACGTATACGACTATTTTGTGAGCGAACCCTTTCCTGTTGGGCGAGAGTTCCCTACACGTTGCGTTGACGGTTTGGCACCCACGGTACAGATCGTTCAGGTTCTCTTGGGTCAGGTCGTTCGTAGCCAGTTCCCTGGGATCTTTGCCGCTGTTGTACAGGCCGTTGTAAACGAGGTAACCGTGGTCGTCGACTGGTTCTGCGAGGTCTGTGTAATTGACGAAGGTGTTCCTGGTGTGGCGCTTGGTGAAGTCGTGCAGCAGCACCGGGTACAGGCTGGTGTAGCGCACGAGGGACCCCAGCGGCATGGGATCGTCCTGGTACGGCTGGAACATGTCGTGCTCGAGCTTCTGCTCGAACAGACTCCGCTCGGTGGACCCATCCGGGTGGATCTGCGTGAAGTACCCGACGCCGAAGCCGTTGTGTTTGTTTTGCGTCGGGGTCCACGCGTAACGGTCGGTGAACAGCTCAAAGTTTTTCTCTTCGAACTTCATTTCCATTCCTCGATATTATAACGGGCACGTTCATACCGCGCATGAGCTCGCAGAATGTCGAGTAGCGTGGACCGGTGTTGCAGCATATGTACACGTCTGGTTTGCGCGCCCCGTACGAGGACAGGAGGTGTGCGCAGCCAATCCATTCACTTTTGGTGAGGATTAGGGGTCCGTAGATGAGAAGTACCTCCCACGGGTTGTGGTTGGTGACTCTGCACTCTCTTTGTTCTCGGACCAGCTTGGTTAGTTCGTCAACAAAGGCTGGCATACCTACCATCGACATCATCTCGTTTTGACAGCCTTTGCTGACGGTGATTTGCAGTTCCATGCTTACAGCAGATTTTCCACCCTCCTGATGATGATGTCGATACTCACGAACGTCTGCGAGTCCTCACAATAGGTCTCTTGCAGGTGGGTCAGACCCTCCGTGATGCTTTTTTTCAGACTTTTGAACTCCTTTTGAATCCACTCTTCTTTTATAAGACCGTTGTTCACGTAATTTTCCAGTTCGCAGACTCGTTGTCGTATTTTGCTGAGAACGGTCCTCCTCGTTTGGTTGCCGAGATATCTCCAGAGGGCGGGCAGATATCCCGTTTCCTTCTCGAGTGCGAGGCGGTTGTCTGCGATATAGAGTTTTTGATTTGGTTTCAGCATAGATATGATTTTTATATCGGCCAGGATTTCCTCTATTGGCTGAGAATCCATTTTTTTTTATTTTGTGAAGATATATAAAAATGCTTCACAAAGACGAATGTGCGTTACGTCGTCGGCGTTACCACATGCCAAGCGTGCCCAGTTGTTTCTCGGTGAAAACCTTTAAATCAGTGGTCAATGGTGCCAAAGGCAGCCGTAAGTCCATGTTGGAGAGAGGCGGGCAGCAGCTTGGCCTGGATCAGACCCGTTGGAACGTTGACCAGAGGGCGCTGACTGAGTTTGCTCCCTACTGGGACCCGCGCAAAGATGTCATCCAAAACGCAATGAATTTCTTCCGAAACATGTCACTGGACAAGGTGCGGCGAATGAAGGTGGGGGGGGAGTGGAACGATGACAGCGTGGGTAAAATTGTATGGGAGGACGTTCGCAACCGTTTCGTAGCGGTTTATGTGCGTCGAAAGGGAACTGTCTATTACGCGTCAACCGGTGGTGCATCCGAACGGGCTGTGTCATGCCCAACAGGTTGCCGAATCGTCCGTGTGGACTTTGCCAACACGGGTACAGACATGATGAAGTGCGAGCGACTCGTTCGTGCACTTTTGCAAACAGTGTGGGGGGTTAGGCAGCACCATCGTTATCACAGGCAACCCTTGTTACGGGCAGTGCTGCAGGATGAATTTGCGAATACGCAGCGCCGACTGCAGCAGCGACAGCAGCGACAGCAGCGCCAACGCGACGTGGAGGAATTCAGAAAACGTATGATACAGAAAAAGAAAAATAGGACGGTCAAAAAGATCCAGCAGACTTATCGCGACCACCGCGCCAAGATGTGGAGTAGGTACTTTAAACCTGTCAACACACCACAAATGGGGGATGCTTGTAAGTTGAGAGACTATTATCAATCGATGAATAACTCGAAAATACTTGGCGGTGGGGAATATGGTCAAATAAAGTTGTACATCCCGCCCAACAATAAAAATGCTTACAAGATGCGAAACAACTTTGCGTTACGCATGCCTCAAGTGGTGATCAAGAAGTTCACATATAGGGGGAAAGAGGGTGAAGAGGATAGTAAGAAAGAGTATGGGGATCACCGAGAGTTGTGGAACTTGTTGGTCGAAAATCACAAGGACGATCCCACTTATTACAACTCCGTGTGGGTGACAAAGCCTGTGTACTATGGTAAATGTGGACCCACCAGCTACATGGCATCCGAGTATATATCCGGCGTAAACACCGTAAAGCCGGTGTTAATTCGTGACCATTTGGAAAAGCTTGCTAAGGACTACGATACGAAAAAGATTACAAAAGAAACGTTCAAGGACAAGTTAAGGTTGTTGAGAAATGCGTTGATTGGTATATTGACCGAGCTGAATACGTACGGATATAGTCATACCGATTTGCACAATGGTAACATGTTGTACGACAATGCTCCGGGAAGGAAGGTGCCAATTAGACTGATAGATATCGGACTAATTGATAACAAGAAAGTGGTGGAATGTTACAGAAAGGGTAAGAGTTGTCTGTTCCGAAATGAGCCGGGGGACAACACGAGCGAATGGTTGCGAATTGTTCTGGAGTACGGCTTTAGCCAAGCGTTTGTACGGTACCCCAACTACCGCCCCTTCTGGGCGTTGGTGAAAACGGCCCTTGGGTTTGTACCACTGACACTGATGAACAATCGTGAGGCAGATTTGGTAAAAAGATTCGTTGCTCCTTACAAAGCAAAAACCCCAGGTATTAACTGGGGATTTTAATTGGTTTTGAATAGTATGAAGACAATAGCACATCGAGGGAAGATTGACAAAGAGAACACCATCGAGGGGGTTCTGGAGATTGTGGACGATGTCGACATTGTCGAGATCGACGTGCGGTACAGCACCAACAGGACGGTTGTGCTCTGCCACGACAGGGAAAAGCGTAACGACACTAAGAATTGTACCCTACACGACTTTCTGTCCGCAGTGAGCGACAAATACGCAATTATGATTGATATAAAGGCCTTCGGTATCGAACAGGCGAAGCGCCTTGCCGCTTCGGTTGTGGAATGTATAAGGGGGTACAAGCACCTTTTCTACTTGTGCAGTTTCAATGATTATTGCGTGGACGAGCTGATATCGATAAGGGAAGAGTGTGAGCAGGGGTGGCGCATTGGGACGATCTCTTCGGGCGTTCCGTTGGGAATGTTCAACCATCTGAATGTGGACTTTGTATCGTTGGATTACAGTATAGTGTGCGAGGATCTGATGGATCGTTTGCACACGGACGACAACAAGGTGGAGGTTTTCGCTTGGGTAGTCAACGACCCGGGAATGCGCAAGATGATGTCCATATACGGCATAGATGGTATAGTTATGGACTTTTAAATCTAAATTGTTCGATTTCGGCTTCAAAGTCTTGGAGTAGGCGTGGTGTGTATTTCTGTTCTAACTGTTGTTGTAACACGTAGTGGCAGAATAGGATGGCATCGGCGACGTCGTGTTTCCTCAACATGTTCCCGAATTTGTACGCCAAGATGCAATTGGTGATGAGTTGCTCCGCCATCTCAGAAACCCTCTCCTTGCGTCCATCATAGTCAAGGTGGGTCAGCTTGTAATGTATGTGAAACGACTTGGGGTGTACTCGCAGGACGTTGTGATCCCGCAGGCGTGTGAGGATTACGTTCTCCACGGTGGTCAGGCCGGTCGGGGGTTGCATCTCGATTACAACCTTGGAGTCCTCGTGGCAGTTTAGTAGGGGCAGTATCACGGCGTCGCAGAACGCATTGACGCGTTCATATAGCGCACCCTCGTAGAAGTGTAGGTTGTACTTCTCAAAGAATAGCACTTCGAAGTCGGAGATGCTCCTCGTGGCACCGCACACGGCTATGCCCATGTTGGAATGGCCGACGTCTATGCCTACTACCACTTGCATCCTCAGTCCGCAAACATGACACTGGGCTGGCCGTCGATGTCTATCTTGAGTATGTTGTAGCCAACCGAGTATATGTATAGATTGGTTCGTCTAAGGTTCGGCATCAGCGTGAGGTGCAGGTGGTTGGTGGTAGCTGACATGTTGTATGTTCCCGAGGGTTCAAAGGCAAACGGGTGCAACGCAAAGAAGTACCCAAATATGTAATTTTTGAGGTGCGAATTGCATCCCTCGTACAGAAGAGGTTGCACTTTGGTGTAGAACATGCTGTCCACCCGTTCCCCGCTCACCAACCAGGTGCTTTCCCCCGGGCCCAGCGGCTCTCGGGGTTCGCTGGAAAACAGCAGCTGACAGCTTCGGATTGGTGGGGGGTACATTATGGCACCGTCGCTGTTGTAGTTGGTTTCCAGAAACAATTGCGAGTACCCCTCATACCTGAGTTTGTTGTTTCCAATCAAGGTGTTTGGCATTACATCGGCAGCGTCCTGTAGCACCCAGTGCAACCTTTTGATGTTACGTGAAATTGCGATTTCTTTGGTGATTTCAAAGGTTCCAGGTTGTATCGCGTCTTCTTGTTCTTGGTATTCCTCGATAAGATACCTTTTTTCGTTTGCCGTCGTGAACAACATTCGTTCACTAGGGTCGAGCGTCACTATGCTTGCTAGCAGGGTCATCTTGACGTCTCCGAGCAGGATGTCCTCGTTCTCGACGCTGACGGCGTGGTTGGCGTTGACACAGCTACTCAGCGGTTCCCACGTCACCCGGAGCTCCAGGGTCACGTTCCTCGAGAGAGCGCACATAGGTAAGTACGGTCTGGACGTACCTGTGGTGCGGCAAAACCAAAACGGTAGTGGCAGGTAATAGAAGGTCGGTTCCAACGCCGAGTTTGATTCGTTACGACCTGTCATACGGTTGTATCCACGTTGATGGTCCTTGGACACGACCATATTGGCTTCCATGTCCAAGATACGACTGTTGAACTCCTGTAATATGGTACCGTTGGCTACCAGTTCCACCTTTTTCACCAGTGCCAACACACCTCCGTAGGACCACCTGATCCAGTTGGTTCGCCTGTTGCCAAACCATTTGCTTTGTAACAGAGGTGGGAGTGAGACTTGGAGCACCAACGGCCCGAGTAGGTCGGCATCGTCGACGGGTATCTTGGTAGTGTGCACTCTTCCGAATGCTTGCTTGAGCGTGCCGTCCGGGAGGCTGTCTTTGAAGAGGTACTCTTTGGTTTCTTGCCCGAACGAGTGGTATTGTGTGTGTTCGGTCTTCCAAAAGGTGTACTCGGGATTATTCGTCAGCACTTCGTCCTGTGGTCCCGTCGCATACAGCACGTGGTGTCTCGCGGCGGGGGGATCGTTATCCAATGGCACGTCGGTCGTGTCGTCGCACCACATACTCTCTTGTCTCAGGTAAACCTTTTTTTTACATCGGGCAAACGGTTTGGCCATTCGTGGTGGCATTTTCCAAGGTGTCTGCGACCAACTGGGCGAACTTTCCTTTGAAATCACCATGCAAGCGTTCAATTATGACGGTTATTAAGAACAGCTGTGTCAACAAAACCGCTACGACACTGACACAGGCCCTGATGACTGCGTTTAGGGATGGACGTGTTGATGTTAGGAATACGATGTTTGCAAGAATGCCCAAGAGTACAACATAGATGATGACCTTCACTTTCGTGTCACTGTTTTCTTTGACACGTGTCTGTATCGCCTCTTCTCGTTTCGCCTTTAGAAAGATCGTGCTGTAGTGGTATATTTCTTTGTCCTGTTCTCGATATGGAATCATTTCTCCAAGTTTGTCCACAGCGGATGACACGCCTTTCTCCACCGACTTTTTGTTTTTGGCGGAATAAAAGACGTAGAACATAACCACTTCTAAGACAGTGAGAATCAGCATTGTCAGTACGTTGGATTGCAGTACACTTACATCCTTGTTGGTTGTGGCTAGCATTTTGGTTGGTGTTACTCTACTCCATCAAAATAAAATGCCAACTTTGGTTCGGTTGTGGAACGGGGAGGGTGCCTATGCTTGTAGGCGCCTGCCCGACAGCGAAGAGGTGCTTGTTACCGCAACTGTGCCCGCCGAGCTTGTCCATGTGGACTCCACGACAATACGCTTTCCGTCCTTGTGCGTCGTCCATGGGGATTTCCAGAACAAGTTGCACGTCAAGCGTTTTGTGGACAACTGGGACAACCTGATAGCGATGGACTTTTCGATATCCAATGCACGTGTGACGAACTTAAAAACTACTGGGAAGTGACCCACAAATGTCGATGGTTTTGGATCTGCATTGTTTCGAGGGTGAGATAATTCGAATGTGGTACCTCCTCCGGACTGCGGCGGGGGAGGAGAAGACGGTGTGTTTCATGATCGACGCTGACAAAACAGGCCCAGGGATAGATAAAGCCCAGTTGGAGGCCAACGGTGTTGACATCCATCTTGCCCTTGACTTCCTGTCCGCGGATTTGGAGGACACGCACACGGTCTTCGTGAGACGGCCCCACTACCATGTCCTCACTCGTCAGGCTAAGGAGTTGAACAGATTGGACATTATCTCACAATTTGTAAATATTGTAATGGAATGGCTTGACGCAGTACAGTTTGTACGGCGATGAACTGACACTCAGATAATTACATTGTGTGTATTGCATGCTTCTGCACAGTGGGCACACGATATGTTTGAGTAACCATCGGTTCACACAATCCACGTGAAACAAGTGTCCACAATCCAGTTGTTTGCAGTATCGGTGTTTGGCGGCATGGCTGTCACACATTGTGTTTTTCAAGCAGATGGAGCATGTGTCGAATTTTGACTCGTCAGTTGTGTATGCCTCTACGCACTTGGATCTCTTCCTCTTCATGAGCACGTTATCAATCATCTTATACTCAGGCGTCATTTAATTCCTCTGTTTTTATTTCGCTTAAACTCAACGCGAACAGTAGTGACGGGCTGTAGGGCGTCACCTTTGACTCACAACTGAGCGCAAACGACAGGCTGTCGTTGAAAATGTGCCAATTGACGGCATACGCTCCTGTTATCTTTCTGCACAGGTGGAACCTTGTTTTATTTGTGTCAAAGAACTTGTTGTACGCTTTCAGGTATGGATTTATCCACGGCTCCCCCCATTCCTCGGTGCCTGTTGTGTAAATCTTCCGCACAGAGGCCCTCAGGTGTTGTCCAACAAACACAAACAGGTGACGAGGAAGAAATGTACGCAAGACTGTCGTGGGGGCCAGTACGATGGTTTTGTCTATACGGTGTTCCATCGCAGTGTCCAGCAGGTTGGCAAACCGCCGGCTGGATATCTGGGCCATCACGGCGTCTCTTCCCTGGAGGATGCGCGACTTCATCTGCGGGACGTCTATGGTCTGCAGGTAAGCCGAGAGTCGCCGGAGGGAGGAGGTATCATCAGCCACGTTGAAGTCCTTTTTGAGGTCCACGTACATGTCGCTATCCACAGTGACCAAGTGATTCAGGTTCCCGTAATAGAGGGGTATACATCCTGCACAGAAAGCATCGAATATCTTTTCCGAGACATACCCCTCCGCATCGCAATTCTCCACGATGATGGCAAAGGTGTGCCGTTTCAGCAGCTGGTGTGGGTTCCCATTCACCCGCGTGTACTCCCCGCAGTCGCCCACCCGCAGCTTGTCCCGAGCCTCCCACAGCGTTCCGTATGCGGTGACGTTGACACCTCTGTTCGCCAGTCCGTATGCGTACTGCCCCCGAAGGGCGTCCAGACAGTTTAGACGGCGGTTGCACACGGTGTATTCGCCGACCGTTCCGCGGTTTTCCAGGACGATGCACACGTCACGGGCGAACGACTCGTTCTCGACATAGTCCTCTTTGGTGGCAGGGTGGCAGAACTGTGGGGATGGGATCACTGACGGCCAAGCGGCCACGTGGTCCCAATATGACAGAACAACGTCGAAGTGGTTGAGGTATTGCACGTCCCACTGCTCGGTGTGGCGGATGTTGGGGCTCTCGAAGGCGAATAGAATCTTCTTTATGTCACGCCTGTCGATTATATGTCGAGGAAGGTCGCTGGCATGACACAGTGTGAAGACGCATATGGAGTTGGCGGGCACGAACTCCTGAGTGTAACCGTTGTATGCCGTGTGGGTCTGCATAAAGTCGTCGTAGATTCGGAGGGACCATTCGTCGAACACCGACCCCTCGCCCTCAAACAGAAGCTGGGTAGCGTGCTTGTTGAAATGAAATATGAAGATCTTCTCCCTTGGGAGGGCGACATTTTTCTCAAAAAAGCTCGGTTTTACACTCGAAGGCGTCGACCCGGCTACGTAGTTGAGGCAGTACTTGGGGTACACCTTCATTTTGGTGGGGAACCTTTCCATCAGTGTGTTGTAAAGTACCCCATCGGCCTCCAATGGTGACAGGCGGAAGGGTCTGTTCCATGCAACGGAGCACTGGATGGCCACATCTCTCTTCAACATGTAACAATTTGTATCCACGAACCCATCCCTCGCTAGGGCTCCTATCGATTCGAAGGTGTCGTGTGCCACAAAGTTGCCGAAGGTGTCGTACACATTTCGCAGGCAACACGACCACTCTAAGTCGTGCAGCAGCGTGAAATTCAGCCATCCATCCAGATTTGCAAAAAAGTTGTCTTCGTCGAGGAATGTTACGTATTTGCTGTTTGTCAACCAAGGAAGCGCCCCGTACACCCGGTGGGCGTTCCACCCGTGCTTGCCCACGGCCTCTGGGAGGGTCAACGACGCTACCACTCCCATTTTGGCCAGTTTGAGGGCGGCTTCCGGGCCGTCCGCAACGATCATGTGGTGGATACCTAGACCGTCGGCGCTTTTGATTGCTCGCAGTACCCTAGGATCCCCCGTGCTTGGTGTTATCACACACAGCAGCATTGGAGTTTGGCAATTTTTTTTTGCGCAGGCGTGTACGCAAAAAAAAATTATCTTTGTGAATGACATGATGATTGAGTTTAACGCAGACAAGCTTAGGAACCCACTTCAGGCAGGTGTTGTGGGAGGTGTCATGTACGTGTTGTTTCTCATGGGAAGGGACCGTTTAATCACGAAGCAAGCTTCGCCGAAACCGCTTTCGGAATATGTCAAACCATCGATCGTGGTTGGGGGGATATGCGCTCTCGTCATGCACATGTCCAATGGGCCGAACAAGCGGGTGCTATCAGAGCCGTTCGAACAGCCGGTCCCTTACGCACAGGCGTAAGCCCGTGAAAGCTCCGACAACCGCTCGTACACGATTTCCTCGGTACCGTAGTTGTACGCACGGAACAGGATCAGATACAACATCACTTCGGTGATCAAAAGGGAGACCCCAACTCCCACTCCCAACACGGCGGCCCGCGTGTCGAAAAGAGTGTCGGAACGTTTTATCTTGTGGATTGAAAACGCTGTGGTGCCGATAAGTAGGATAGCCCCAATACTTATAGCATAAATCAGCAACCTAGTGTTTTTTCTTCTAATATGGTCTGTTTGTTCCTGGTTGTACGCCTTTAAGCTCTTTATCAACGCGGCCATTTGGCGCGTGTTTGTCGACCCATCAGGCTGGTGAAACTGAGTGGCAAGACCAAGGTTCTTTACAGAAGTGGCGATGGTTCGGATTTGGGCTTCTTCAAAATCCCGCTTGCTATACGTAAATACGAGGACCACTGAGAATATCCAGGCTAAGGTGATGTTGACCAGAACCGTTTGGATCATTTACCTCTTATGTACAAAAAAAAAATGCATTCAGGTATAGTAATGAATAACATAGTAACGGTGGCAGTGGTATATGTAGTCGTGTGTTTACTTGTCTTCTTGCTTTACATCAAAAAAAGCATTAGTGCTGTGTCCGTAGGGGTCGCGCTGATGGTGGCAAGCATCGTCGCTGGGGCCCTCGTACTGTCCCTCAAGGGTGGTTGGGACAAAGGTGGGGAGGGAGGAGGGGGCAGCGGCGGGGGGGGAGGTAGTGACAAGAGAGACAATGAGGGTATGTCCAAATCTACGGGATTTGCGGGCATGGGTGTGATCCTGGTGCTTGTTTTGGTGTTGGTGGTCGTATCGACGGGTGTCTCGTTCTCCATGTTCTCGGGGAGTAACGCGGTAAATAGCACCTCGGGAGTAGCAAGGGCACCCGCCCCACAGGCACAAGTGGCACCCACCCCACAAGCACAAGTGGCACCCACCCCACAAGTGCTCAATAAGGCAGGTTGGAAGTTGGTTAGAGGTTAATTAAAAAGAAGGAGTGGCCAGAATGGGAATGGGAAGCGAATACGACTTTCAGAGATTTGTAGACGACGAGGATATAGTGGTCCGGACAATTAACAAGTTGCAATTTTCACTGGTGTTCGAGGTGACCGACAATGATAATGACAACACGTGTTCCATCACGGCCTATGGCAAGCAGTATCCGAGCGACGAGGACTGCGTTTGTGTGTCCAGTGACCCAACCTGTCGCTGCAATTGGAACCTTGAACTTTGTGCCCACAGTTACAGTTCTGTCAAGTGCATCGAGGATATCATGGGCAAGATTTCCAAAGTTATAAATTGTGAGAAATGCGAACGTGCCCACGTTCAGTACCAAGATTACAATCAATGTCCCTCATGTTTCCTGCAGAAGTTCTTGGAGCGGGATCAGCCCATCATCCAAAGCTGTCCCGTATGTTACGAAGATAGCAAAGAGAGCAGCATCCACAGGTTCAATGTGTGTCAACATTTGATGTGTAGATACTGTTACAACAAGATGTCTGAACCCAAGCGATGTCCATTGTGTAGATCCCCAGATTAAAGCATCCCAATGTCGCGGGTGCACATACTTATCATCAAAAGGGTGAACTTGGGGACCATCTGTAGGGGGATTGACGCTTTTTCGTTGTTGTACCGAATTTGGTCGTTGTACAACGGGACCAGGATCTTCGAGTTGATATCATTCCACAACTGTTTGGAACATATGATCAGGAAATCCTCACATGATGTGATAATCGGCTGGTTGAAGAGGACGTTGTTGTCGACGTCCACAACGTAGTTGGGGAGGATTGCCCGCAGTACATCGATGGCAAACTGGATGGATTTCTCGTCGAATACACTTTTGGGGTTTACCAACTCGTGGAAGCTTTGTACAATGTATATGTCACGCTTCCTGTTTCGTATCGTCTTTGTCTGCTGTTCGGTAGGAGGGAGTCGATTGGTCACCCAGACGATGTCCCCCAGGTCATGTAGGTACTCCACGTGCGTGACGTCGTAGAAGCGTATGTTTCTGGTTGATTGTTGTAGAAACTCCTCCCAGCGATGTGATGTGTAGTCCATCCAGGTTTGTTCCGATGCTACTATGCTGAATAGGGATACCCCGGATGGACACCTCATGATGTGGACACACTTCGCCAACGTCAGGGCATCTACCAGGACCTGTTTACCCTTTATGGGACCATCCTTAGTCGGTGTTTTTGTCTCATTAATGTAATCGTAGTGACCATGTATACTCTTGAGGGATGACCTGATGCATGGGTTGTACAACATCTCCGGAAACTCGGCTTTCATCTGCGAGAGGGCATCAATGTCATCGGTTGCGAAGAAAAACGGATTGTCTTTGTACATCTTACTGGCTTTTAGCTTGTCGATCAGTTCTTTGATGGGACAAGCTTGGAACTCTTTGCTTGTGAGCTTGTCGGTTCCCCTGTAGTGCACACCAAGCATGCCTTTGGGGACCACGGGCAACGCGGACATCACCTCCGGCTTGATGCGGATATATTTGCGATACAATACGCTCAGCGTTTCCAGAATCCCAGTGTTCTCGTAACACTGTATACCGTCCCACCCACAGTACTCCCGTTTTGTCACCTTGTCAACGTTCATTTCTGTGATGGTACTGACTTGGTCGAAAAACTGCAACCACGCGTTCCCCCCATGCTTGTTGTGGTATGGGCTTCTTTCGTCCCACACCACGATGGGGACGTTTCCCGTTACTTCGGCATCCCGTATGCCTCGGAGCGCACCAAAGAACGCTGAGAAGAAGCCATGACGTGGCGAAGTGTTGATCTCTAAAACCGTCAACGACATATTCGTTTGCTAACAATTTTATTCTGCAACAATTACGAGAGCACCAGAAGCATTCTCGGTGACTTGTCAAAACGCTTTAGGCGGTATCCCAAGAATACGTCCTCTATGGCTCGGCGAGTGGACTCGCCGGAGGGTTGGGAAAGGAACACGAAGTTGTTTGGATTTAGACCTGCTTTGATTAGGGTTACCTCTCTGAATACGGTGTTGTACGTCTCCTCCTCTGTGTTCGGTATATCAGGCGAGTTGTACCAGACCAAACCTATCTGACCAACAGGGTACGATTTGAGGGTGTTTTCGACACGCCCGTTGCGTAGCACGAATGGATATTGTGTTGTGGACAACAGGTTCTTTATATTGGTGAGTTCGGACTCGTTCCATAAGTTGTGCAGAAAAAACTCGTGGAAAGGATTTGTTGGGCTTCCAAAAATCCGCCAGATTAGCAGTGGTACGAATACCGAGTTGTTACCCACACTTAGTATCTTTTGGGACACGTCGTTTGTCTTTATTTGGTTGGCGGCCAACATGAACAGGGTAATTTCTGCGGCGGTCAGGGGTTCCCGAACTCCCTCAATGTCGATATCCGTTTCGCTGAACTCCGTTATAAGATTCTTAAAGGGATAGTATCTCATTCAAATATTATATGTGATACACATAATGATTCAGTTACATTGGACACATATTGTGTTCATAACGTTGGCGTCTATTCTAGTAACATTGTTGGTCGTCTACCGAGACACTGTGAAAAAAACGCTGTTCGAGGGAGATAAAAGAAATGAGTGGGTGGGCGACCCGGTAACCTGCCAAGAGGCAAATGGGGGGGAGCAGGGGTTGTGCATTCATTACGGATTGGACCGGGTGGCTAAGAGGGTGGTGGTAGCTGTCACGGCCAATCTGATGGACGAATTGCCCACTATGTTGCAGTTTCTGATTTCATACAGGCGGTCCAAAGTAGCGTACGTTACCTACTGGGGTGAGTACGAATGGTTTTCCACCGTCAGGAAACCGTATGATCGCAACGCGTCAGGCGAATTCAGCACTGTGCAGTTCTCCTCGATCGGTAAGTCAAACAACAACCAAGGTGGGAATGATGTACACCTGCTCACCATCATCTTCGATCTGCTAGACGACCGCATTACGGCGAGCGAACTGCACGGCTCGTTCAAAGTAGAGCCACAACCACACCACGGTTCCAGGGAACTAATGGACCGACAATCTATGGTGAGGACTCCCCTCGATGGGAAGGACCCCCGTGTCGTGGTCAACGCACCGATACCGTGTCAAGGCGCATGGTCCGGATGCACCGAGAATGCAGACGTGAATGTGTACCACGTGTTGCGTTCGTCCTATAACGGGGGCGCCCCCTGTTATGACCTGCCCCCATTGCATGATGAGGTACGTAAAGAGGGTGATACCACCGAATGCGTTTAAATTCTAGTGTAGTGTAATGGATGCATCTTGACGATCTACTAAAGATACATGTCAACAACCCACAAATAGTACTCTTGGGACGTGTTGTGGGGGTCGTGCCAGAATGCAAGTCTTTGTACGTACTGATTAGGAATGCACAGTTTTTGGAACATATAGGGAAGAACATTAACGTCAGAGGGTTAAAGGAAGTCGTCATACTTTTACCTTGGAGGTTTTGTGTCGGGCACAACTACCGGTTGTACAGATCGCGTTACCTGCTGTACAATATCGTAAAACGGCGTAGGGCGTCTAATCTCATCAAGCGTACATATCTGGAATACGCATGGAGATGTCCCAACGGATCCCTCTACCGCAAGTTGTGTGAAAATTATCAAAAACGGTCGTGATATAAATTTATCTTGTAGAAACCATTAAACTTTTCACAATGGCTACCGATTTGAACGATAAAGGGGGTTACAACAATGCTGATAAATGAGGGTGTGGATGGATACGACCTTTTGATCAATGGGACAGATTAATATTTACACAGTCACAGACACAAACCTTGGTTCGGTATGTCGAGTTCACGTCGGACGTCATCCAACAAGCTACGTAAACCCTTCATAGTCATACCATCGCTTTCTCCTTTGACTAAGAGACGTTCGGCCCAGGCCCAGATGGTTTCTTGATCTACAGCACCCTCCTCCGCACAGTGGTTGTAAACCTCTTGGATGCTTGACTCGATGCCCTCATCTAGGCTTAGTAGCATCTTAGGGCGGTCTTGTCTCAGCGATAACATGAACTCCACGTGAATGCGCGTCGCTTCAAGAAGATTCTCATGTTCGTATTTCTTCTTCAAGGCCTTCAAAGCCTTGACGCAGTAGCACAGGACGTCGTTTCCTGCTTTCGGTACCTCTGTTTCTGCTTTCTGCATGTCGGTTAACTTGGAGTGTCGATTTATCTTTGGTTGAGCACTTTCAGGTTCCTTGCGTTTCATCTTTGAGGCGGTCGAAATGGGTGCCACCAGTCTGCCACAACAAGTTATCCCAAACCCTAAAACACCAAGATTTCGGGTGTCGGAGGGGTGCCGCCAGTCTGTCAGACTTTTTTGGATTTGGTGTAAGTTTTTTAAATTTCAGGGTAAACGTTTTTACAAAAGTCAACGTTTTTTAAATCCATATTTAGATTCTCAGGCGGTGAGTCAGTTTTTGGCGGCTGAACCGAGGATTGGCTTCTTAGAACGTTGAATTTTCCGAGGAGGTCCCAGACCGCGTTTTGGCGGCGCGACAAGACGGAGGTGTTGCAGCAGACCTTTGCCAACTTAGATTGACATGTACCCAGGCAAGGGACATAGTGCCCAAACGTCTCTTGAACCGGGACAAGACTTGTTCACGCTCCCTCGAAAGCTTGAAAGATGTCCACGAGTTTCTGGGATTCCCATTAAATTTTGACGTGTACACCCAGGCAGTAGCCTTGAATAACATGGAAATCATTCGTTACCTTCACGAAAAGGAGTGCCCTTCGGGCAAAACTGACGAACACATTCTTTTAACTCAATCATGAACATAAAATGCGACAGAACTTCTTTATATTTCTATTTTGATCGTTGTCCTGGTAACGTTGTGCAAAAAATATATTGTCTAGTGGTACACTATGCCACCAAATTTGCCTAGAGGTTTGGTAAACAATATTTGTGTTTATGCGCGTCATCTTGAACAAAAAAACCACAGAAATAAGGTGCGTCTCTCGATCAAGAGGGCAATTAACACACATTTTCGGAATCATCCACCTCAGACATGGTTGTATACACTGGCACGGCCTAGGTCTGGTCCAATGGGCCTGTTGAAAGGAGAGCTACGACCATTACTGATACAATACTTCGGTACGGCTGACAACAACATCTTGGACACTATCGCACTCTTTTTGATTAATGAGTACATACATAAGGAGATGACCCCAAATCAACGAACAGCCGGTATGGACCATAGACAACCGAAGAACATCCGAAAGAACGTGAAACTAGACAAAAACCAGGTTCTCGCTTTTCACAAACTGATTTAAGAGTAACATACTTTCGTGTGTTTGCATGCTGTCTAAGGAGACTCTTTGGACCTTGATCACAGAAACATCGGTTTGGTTGTCGTACGTGTTCCTCTTACAATGCACTGGATGGTGTTTGGAGAAAATCCACCACGAACATTGTAACAAGAACTTTTATAATTATTTCGTCGCGTCGAATTCCAACACCTGTCGTAATATCCGTCAGGTAGCAACGTTGTGCGCGGACAAGGGTAGCCAAATCACGGTTCCCATGATGCTGTCCTTGTTCAGAAATTTGAGAATAGCGTCTCCGATAGAGTTTTTCCACTCTGGTGAGCGTTCGTCAAGCGCTCAAGACTGCTCTGGATCGGAATAGTGCTCTGTACGGATTTGAAGTTGGTGGGATACGCTGCCTGCACGCCGGACTCATCGGTGGTCGTGGTGCCGGGTATGTGGAGAGCGGTGACACGATCTTCGACCACAGTGGCATGGGCTTCCATCATGGTGGTGTAATTTAACACAAGCATCACTTTTATCTCGTAACGGTTGGCTGCTACACGGTTTACATTGTTCACGCTCACTACCGTGATTGGGGTGGACGATGGCACTGTTTTGAAAAACCCTCGTAACACCGCCATCAGGTCTTTCTGGTTGTATTCCATCGTACAATAAGTTTTGGATATAAAAAAAAAATATATGTGTGATTAATGGCATCCTACGTTTTGTTTTATTCCGAAGATTGCAAGTATTGCCGGGAAGCCCTCCAAACTTTGAACAACAACCAGCTCACTGACAAGTTCGACTTGGTAGATGTGCTCAAAAACCCACTCCCAGCTGGTGTTACCTCAGTACCAACCGTTTACGAAAAGATTACATGCAATTTGAGCAAGGGTGCCGAAGTTTTCAACCTGATCGAGGACATGAGCAAGAGCCAAGTGACCTCGTACGAGTTTGGGCAGAGTGGTATGGGATTCACCGATTTGGACTTTACCAAATCCTCCAACATAGAATCCTTCTCTTGGATATAGTGCCAAAATCTGTCAATTAACAGTCTCAAAACCGGCGCCTATCTCACGAAAGATGGGATAAGTTAAGGACACTATGCGGATAATCATCCAAGAAAATGGTTCAGACTAGGAGCATGTTGGGAGTGCCCATTAAAAAACCTGTCTACTATACACCTGATGCGGACATTGTTTTCGACGACGATAATGATAGTATCGGTAGCGACTTTGACGAGGATGACTCAAGCTCCGACGTGTCCTCAATTGTTACAGGTATTTTTTTATGATGTAAGTTGTTAGCGCAACCAGTGCAGCATGTCCAACTATTGCCTTACTGGGGTTTACACTTGCAGATGACGAAGATGAAAATTGTGAATAAAGGCCACCAAAACGTTTTTGACAGAATCCCATCACAACACCAACAACGAGGACAATCGCGACATCCTTGAGTCCAGATGATTTGGTATCCTGCCGTCCTACCACCTGTGCTTGTGCTTGAGGTTGTGCTTGCTGTTGCTGTTGCTGTTGCTGTTGCTGTTGCTGTTGCTGTTGCTGTTGCTGTTGCTGTTGCTGTTGCAGTTGCTGCATCTGCATCTGGTATTGCATTTGCTGTTTCATCTGCTGCATTTGCATCTGCTGTTGCCTGATGATCTGTTGTTGTTGATTTGGCTGTGCCTGTGGCATTGGTTTGACTAGGGGTGCCGATCTGCTGTTGATGGATTGGCGATGAGGAACGGCATCTTCAGGGTTTTGCGGTGGAATTTCGGATTGCATATTCTGTAGAATCTCGGAGTAGGATAATGCATCGAGTTTCGGTTTCTCTTCAGAGACTCTTACACTAGAGGGGGGGCCTCCTAACTTGGAAATAGGTGTTTCCATTGGATTGATGGTATTTATTAATTTTGGAAGTTTACCGAATC